AGTTATGGAGAAATTTAGGAAAAATTTTTGAAAGAAATAAGTTTTATTATTTTATCACAAATATGGTAATTAGTAAGAAAAAAGAAGTATCTATAACCGAAGACACAATAGCGATATTAGAAAAGTATAGAAAACTGGCCATGAAGGATATCGTTGAAAAAATGGTAATAAATGATAATGTGTTAAACTTTTCTACAATGACCGTTATAACACGCCCAGATTGAGTATGAAGAAAGATGTTTGCAAAACTCTCTCTTAACGGAAAAATTTATCAATTAGAATATGATTTCGATACATGAATGGTTGATAAAAGCGAATTTATACAGTTTATTGCCAATGCTTTAACGAAAGAAATACTCATACAAAATAAGACTTTATTTGCTAGTATTTCGTAGCAATTTCCCCTTGCAATTTGAAAAAGAATCGTTATTGTAATTACATACACATTTTATATTCTTATCACAAACATGGCGAAAACAGAGTTAGCAACACAAAATAAACAGGGAGCGTACAAGGTATTAGCTGAGTCGTTTCTTACTAAATCGTTTCCAGGTAAAAAGTTCGATGACATGGCGAAAGCTAATTTTTTACGTATCTGTATGATCAATAACTTGGATCCGTTCAAGAAGGAGATCTATCCGTTACCATTCACTGATGCAAACGGGAAAACTACGCTATCAGCAGTAATCGACTATCACGTGTTCTTGGACAGAGCAGAACAGTCTGGGAAGTTATCATGATGGAAACTAGAACATAAAAAAGAGGGTAAAAAGATATCTACATCCAAGATCACTATCTATCGTAATGACTGGAATGAGCCATTCATATACGAAGCTGATTTTGATGACCTAAAGACAGTAAACACTAAGAAGCCAACTCTTCGAGATACCAAGCCAGAAATGATGGCTCGCAAGCAGATGATACGTATCTGATTCTCCCTAGCGTTCCCGGAGAGTTGTTCTAAGCTTAATCCTGAACCAGATGAGGTTGATCCCGAGATGGCTGAGATAATCGATGCCGAGGTTGTTGCTGAGCCACAGGCTCAGTCAGTAGTTCCCGAAGCCGAAGGCGAAGGGTTCCATGATGATAGAACTGAAGAAGAGATGGATGATCCTGATATGCCACCTCCTACGTTTCTCGGAGATGATGATAAAAGAGAAGCGAGTGAAGATCAGAAAAGGATTATCGATGATCTTATGAAAGATGTAGATTCCATAGAATGGAGTAGACCTGTAAAAACATATATGGAAGCTGAGAAACTTATTTTCGATATAAAAAAAGCTATTTTCGAGAAAATTCTGGAAAATAGAAAACCATGTACGGATGATTATTTAAGTATGGTATTTGGACATTCTGACGATGTAAGAATTCAAGGAATGCATAGTAGATTAAAAAGTGCATTCAAAGCATGGGACAACCTATCATAATCTTTTATATTTTTATTATAAAAATGGCTTCAATAATCATAGCTTCAATGTTTTGGGTGTGATGTGTATGTTTTCTGTTAGCATTATGTGGGCTAATGGCTAAAATAGCTAAAAGGATAGTAACAAAAATGAGAAGAAAAATGATGTTAGATATGATTTTTGGATCGTTTGATACCATGATCAGTGACGATAAGAAGTATATCTTGCATAGTAAAAAACTTAACCAACATTTTTTATTCGATCCTGATAATGGAATTATATGTCAAATTGTGAAAGATGTAAGTAAAAGAATAATAGAGGTAGAAAGGGAAGCTAAATCGGAAAGAGATAGAATCCGAGAACATATAAAACTTATCGAGAAGAACAAAGCGAACAAAAGAAAATAATAAGTTCCTACTGCGGGGAAGCTCGCAGTATAATGAGAGGGGATCGTAGACCCTATGCCAGCTGGCTACACATATGATCCCTTCCCATTATATTTATTCATAACATGCATACAAAATGGCAAAAAAGATAGTAAAAAAATCTAAAGGCAAGGATGTGCCTTATTCAATCGATAAAAAAACAGTCAAAAAATATAGACCTAAAATAGATAAAACAATTACAGATTGAAATAAATCTCTCGTAGATAATGAGAAACCAAAGTCAGATAAAGAACTTCGCAAACGATACATAGAGCAACTGAAATCAAAAGAAAGAAAATGTCCTTTCAAAATAAAATATACTAAAGCATGACAACCTACTAAATTTGAAGAAAGATTCGCTAATGAATTACTAAAACATTTTGAGGATCATGTAGCGGACTGATACTATGAAGATTATGTTGAAGAAACTCTCAATGCCTTTTGACAACCAGTAGACCAAATAAAAAGAAGAGCCAAGTCAATACCAATGTTTGAAGATTATGCTTTGTCAATAGGTGTAGACAGCCATTCCCTTCTTAATTGGGCGGTATATAAAGATAAGGAGGGGAAAATAGCACATAAAGAATTCTTCTCATCGTACAAGAAGTGTTTAGATATTCAGCTCAGAATGCTGAAAGCATTATGAATGAACTGATCGTATGTTTCTAATATTGTTAAGCTTTTACTATCAGCAGAACACGGAATATACGAGATAAAAGAAGAGAACGATCATACAGAAAAATGAAAAAAACTTGATACGATAAACTCGATGAATATCGATGACAATCTACAAGACGTACTTTCATAACTCTATATTTATATGGCACTACAATATGCGAATCTAAGAGATATATTCACGATACCTGAAAGGCAACTCACTGAAGATATGCTAGATTTTACGTGATTATCACATGATCAGAAGATAGAGAAGCGGAAAGCTAACGTAAAATATTCGATTCAGGATCGCCGAGATTATCTCATGAAAGTACAATACCAAAACAAACTTCAGAGGTTGAAGATGCTCACAAGAGCTAAAGAGGATCCATACGTACAGTGAATGATAATAAAGAAATGCGAATTAGACCCGCTATTTTTTTTCAATATGCTATTACGGACATATAATCCTAGACTAGATAAACCGCATTTACCTTTCATACTCTATCCATACCAAGAAGAGTCGATACTCGATACTATCGAGTCAGTAGAGAAAGGGATCGATCACCGATTCGAGAAGAGTAGGGATATGTGATTCTCATGGCAAATACTAGGTATGTTTTTGTATTGATGGAGATTCAGATGACGGGCTTCATTGATATGATCATACAAAGAAGATTATGTCGATATGCAATGATCTATGGATTCAGCATTCGAGAGAATGAGATATATGATATCGAGATTACCTAAACGATTGATGCCTGATGATATGGTGGCTAAGTTCATGAGTATCTCTTCTAAGAAGATCGGTGCTGAGATATGAGGTGATGCTGGTAAGAATTTTGGTACGTGATGACGTAGAAAAGTGGTATTCCTAGATGAGTTCGCATTGTGGGAGAATGATGAGACAGCATTAAGAAAGACTAAAGATCTTACGGAGTGTAGGATATTTTGATGAACTCCTGAAGGTGTCAATAACGTGTATGGGCAAGTCATGACGAACCAGAAGAAATATAAACATCTCATGATAAAGAAAACTAGACTGCTACGAGATCAGCATCCATTCAAGACACAAACACGATACCAATTCCAGAAAGCTACAAGAACTTCTTTGGATCTAGCAAAGGAGGTAGATATATCTTACGAGACATCAGTAACTGGTGCAGTTTATCCTCATTTTACTACCATGGCTATAAAAGGAGAATTCAAGTATGATTACCATCGTCAAACGTATGGATCACGAGATTTCTGATTGGATATGATCGCATTCGGATTATGGCAAAAAGATTTCCAAACATGAAGCGTATATCTGATAAAATCGTTTCAGAGACAGAACCGAGATCTAAGAGATTTTGCTGGATTGGTGAAAGGTAAGCCATGCAACAAGAATAACTTTCTATACTCGGAAGAAGATATAGAGATCATGGATTTCATGCAACACGTGAAATTTGCTAACCATTTCTGAGATCCATACAATTCTGATTCTAGGTCAGTGATGGATAAACAAAACACTATACGTAAAACTCTACTAGAGGAATGAATATACCTACAAACTAAACGTAACTCTTCTTTGAAAGATCGTATAGCCAAAACACAATTAGCTATGCATCGTGTATTCTATAACTCAGATCAGGTAGAACGACAACAAGCTATGATACAATCGCATTATCCACAAGTAAAGGAATGATCAGAGATGACAGCAGAGAAAGACAAGCCAGTACATGATGCTAATTCACATATGCGTACCATGACAGAATACTTCTTCGATAACGAGCCTATGTATGATTCGCAGTGAGCTGATGATGGATGAATAACGCAAGATGTGAGTCAATTATATTAAAAAATCCGTTGTTTTCATAAAAAAAACAGATATACTTCAAAAAAAGATTTATATTTGTCGCAAAATTGATGGATTTATCTAGCCAACAACAAAATATAGCACTAGACGAATATACAAATAAAGCTATGTGAGAGCTTTCCTCAGAAGAAGTTTCTGAATTGGTGCAAAAAGCGGTAAATGAAAAGATGTTAGGTAAGAACGCTACCGAACAGAAACGTCAGAGATTCAGAGATCGTCAGATGTTATATAATAACCCTAATAGCCAGAACGACAAAGTAAGAGTAAATATGATAAGATGAATAATAAACTCTTTGCTAGCACTATATTACGATGACAAACCTATCGTGAAATGGACAAGTAGAAATATTTTTTCGTTTTTGGAAGCTGAGAATTTTAACAATGTATGCGAATACGATTATGATAACCTCGATATGGATGTCAGTGATTATATAAACCAGAAGAACAAATACTTCTATGGTGTAGGTATAAGGATAGTCGAATGATGGGATAACGAATCAAAGAATCCTACATACAGAGTGATCAATCCTATGTCTATGTATCCTGATCCTAATGGACATAGCACTATAAATAACTTCCAATTCATATGATTCGAGTCTATGATATGAGTTGATGAAATAAAAGCGAACCCTGAATTTGTTAATACTGATTGTGTAGAACAATGAATGTCACCAGATATGCAAGTGAATACCCAGGCTATGAAATATCCAAGAGAACTATCAAACGGATACGCCTATACTGATTGAAATACTACCACGATCTATACACATTACACCGAGTATAAATGAAAATCATATCAATTAGTTCTACGAAGAGATAAGATACCTTTGTCGATAAAAGCTATAGCACCATTAAATAAAAAATGATGCAAGGTAAAATTTCCAGTAGCATTGAATTACTACGAACCTGATGCATCAGATCCATGGGGATTAAATGTGTTCGATATAGCTGAGGATAAACAAAGATTGAAATCTTTGATGTTGAATCTGATAAGGATCCAAGCAGTGAAACAAGCACTTGGAGGAAAATGGTTTTTGGACAAAACAATCTATACAAAATCAAAGAATATACTGAACACTTCTACAGTGTGACCACAATATATACCGGTTGAATGATTGGGAGGAAAAATATCAGATATGATACATAAAGAACCTACTGATGTGTTGAGTCCTGATGTCTATAACTTCGCTGGTATGATCGATAAGTGAGTACAAGATGATGTGGGATTGGATTCTCAAACACGTTGAGTAGCTAGTCCAAACGTAGATACAGCAAGAGAAGCTGATATATTACAGATGAACTCTAATATCAACGCAGTATTATGAACCAAGATAAACTCATGGTGAGAAAAAACATTCCGGCAGGTACGATATTGTTTCTATGATTATTTCTTCTCAGATTCTGACGAAAAATTCGTAGAACTTAATAGAGGTATATCACAAGCGGGTGATCTATTCTCCAGAAAAGATATCATATCATGAATGGATCCAAGAATAAAGATCGAAAGAAAATGAATGATAGATAAAGAGAATGCGGAAGTAGCATCGAAATTCCTAGCATCATACCCTATGTATATGCAGAATCCGTTGTTATCGCCATCATCTAAGAGGTTCCTAACAAGGAAAGCTATGAAGCTACAATGATTATCACTCAGAGAGATCGAAGAATGATGCTCACTAGAGCCAGAAGAACTCGATGCAAAAGAGCAGGTGATATTGCTTAATAATAATATCCCAGTACAGATATGAGATATGGACGAAGATCATTACATATTCCTTACAATATTCCAGTCAGCATTACTCACTCCAGCAACAAAATCAGCTATAGCACAACGTAAACAAGCGTACATACGTAGTGGTCAGGCACAAAAAATGAGAGAAGCACAGATGCAGACGATGGTAAACCAATGAGGAGCATGAGCATGAGTAGTAGAACAATGAATGAGACAAGAATCAGCACCAAAAACCATGATACGCCAATAAGTTTTTATTATTTTAATATAATTGACCCATGTTAAACGTACCCTACAATCTAAGATTCATCTCTAGCAAAATCGCTAGCGATCTAGTAAAAGAAGCTACCGCAAACTACATGCGTAAAGTTATCGAATACAGAGAACTACCTGAAAACATCAAAGCATTAGAATGATGGTTCACTGCACAAGGTTATACGTACAAAGATCCGATGACAAACGATCAATTTAGAGAGATGGCCAAGAAACAACTTGGTGAAACAAAATCAAATGATCCTTTGGAAGTAAACAATATGGCGGAGAAATTGAAAACAGGATACACCAACCATTACTTGGAATATTACAACAAAAAACAGATGCTTGAAAGAGTACCTGAAATAGTAACACAATTCGAGGATCAGATAACTTTCCTAAAGACATGGAAACCTACATTGATCCAAAGACTAAAGAATTTACTTGGTATCTAAGATCCTTTTATATACTTTTCTTAAAAAATGGCAGAATTAACTTTACAAGAGCAATATACACAAGAGATTGGTAAATTGCCTAACAACAAAAAGAATGATCTCGAACGAATCCAAGCTAAATTGGATGCTTTTAGAGCAGGTGATGCAGTAGATTCTACACCAGACGATGATGGTAACGAAACTCCTGAAGAAGGTATGATCACTAAAACTCCTGATGAAGAACCTACACCAGACGAAGAAGTGTCTGAAAAGAAAGCTGAAGAATTAGCTATGCAAGCAACAAAGACAGCTACACAAGCAGAAGAAAAGAAAGTTGAATTAAAACAAACACCAGAAGCGAAAGAACATAATACACTTCTAAAGATCCAAGCATTCCATGGTATCAGCAACGAAGAATTATACAATGATGATATCCTTACAAAAAAATACAAACTTACAGAAAAAGAGATCGCTACAATCAGAACATACACATCACAAGCAGAAAAAGATATAGACTTGAATCTTAATTATCATGAGATGCCTGACTACATCCAAGTGATATTCAATAAGTATGGATTCAATGGTGAAACTCTTAAATCAAAAGAAAAAATTACTGCACTTATTACTGGAGGTAAAGAACCTACAGAAGCACAAGAACTAGAGATCCATCAATTAGTAGCTTACTATGGAGAACTAAGAGCAGAAGCGATGAAAGAAGATCTTATCTTGGAAAATCCAGCATTACATAATCCTGATATGAAACCAGCAAAATAGTTTTACAATATAAATGACCCTAAATGAATAATATATCTGAAGGTTTCCAACCATGATTTGATGGTGAAGCAAAAATAGTTAATGACGAAATGTTTTGGACATCATGACTCATGGAGTTATGTAGTCAGCACCATATACTACCACGATCTTTAACAGAGGAAAAATTATTGGAGATGTGAGTAGCACGTGATAAACTTGCTATATTACGTCCGATAATAGCCAAGAAAATCCTAGAATATTATTGATTACAATGACGGGAGATGCAGAACGCTAAAAGAGTCGATGAGTCATGAATGACAAAAGAACACTACGAATTTGTAAGTAGATGACTCAGTATCGAATGATGTTTCGCTAAATTCCTAAGAAGTAATTGTGGTGATCGTGTGGATATAGATGGCTGATGAACACAATACGATGCTATGATCCAACAATTCCCTACTGCATCAAACGCTACACAAAAAGTTGTGATAGTAAAAGAAGCTGAGGTGAACGATGTTCTAGTAAAACGATTCAAACAAGATCTTGAACGTATAGAGTCCGAGATGAAGAATCCAAAGACTACTAAAGAACGTATGGAAGCATTAGAAAAGTCAAAAACTATTTTAGAACATAAACTTGAAGAACTCGATGCTGAAAATAACGCACAATGAGATTGACAACCTGAGTAGTTTGCAAGAGCATCCAGGCTGGAAAATACTCACATCGATAATACAATCAAAGATAGACGAGCTTGCTATATCTATAGATACTCTACAAACAAAAAAGATCGATGTTACCTACAATAATACTGAAGTAACGATACTGAGGAAATCTTTTTTGAGGGAGGTGATGCTATTGCCTTTAGAGATAACAGAACTATATAAATGAGATAGAAATATAGAAAACGCAAACAAAGTGCTACAAGAACGATTCAAAGAACTAGAAAAAGATTAGTATAATTGATGGGTTTTTATAACCCATTGATATGTATAGATCGAGGATAATAGGGTCATTCTCTTTCTATACTTATCAATGGTTTGCACAACCATTCCAAAAAATTGCACGCCCATGTGGCATATTTATTATTTACTAATTACCATGACTGATCCTAAAGATCTGACTGATGAGGAGTTAGACAAAGAAATTACAAACGATGTAATTCTCGAAGCTTCTTGAAAGTCCGTTGTTCCGACAACAAAAGAAACGGAGAAGAAAGATCCTGAACCTAAAAAGGTTGAAGATCCTAAGAAACCGGAAGATCCTGAACCTAAAGGAGATGAAGGTGAGCCTGAGAAGAAAGAGACACCTAGTTCTATAAAAACTCTACTTTCTAAAAAGAATGAAGAGAAATTAGCTAAGGAGGAAGCTTTGAAGGTTGTAGACAAGCAGTCACAAAAGATTGCTGAACTAGAAAAAACTATTGCGGATCTAAAGAACCCTAAAGATGATGACACTATGTCTGAAGAAGAAAGGGGACAGAAGCTCCAAGAAGCTATTTCTAAGAAAGCTATAGCTGAAGAGAAAAAAGAGGAAGCTATAGAGAACTCTAATGCGATATCTACATTAGACGAAACAAAAAGAACAGCTGAGATCGGTGATTTCTTTGCGGAGAATCCTGAACTACTAGCTAATAAAGGCGAAATTATGGATCTAGCAAACGCTTATCCGACTTTGCCAATGGATCAAGTAAACAAGCTTCGGATAGCTAATACTGATCCAACGAAGCTTCTATCTGAGCAAG